GCCACCCTCGATGGAAAACTCTAAAATGCTTCAAGGTCAACCTGCGCAGGCATTTGAGAACCAGGACCATGACGCACACATTGCTGTGCATTTATCGTTATATCAAAGTTCTATTGCCCAGAATGTCCCTCAAGGCCAACAACAATTACTTGGTTTGATTCAGGGTCATATCTATCAGCATGTTGATTTCAAGGCAAGAGAGATGGCGATGCAAGATCCTCAGATAACTCAAATGCAACAGCAAATGCAGATGATGCAGCAGCAAGCCATGCAGAACCCTGCTATGCAGCAACAGTTACAGCAGATGCAACAACAGATGGCTCCGATACTTGAAGACAAGGTCGCTCAGATTAGTTCTGAAATACTTAATGATCTGGCTCCTCAGTTCAAGGGAGATAACGAAGACCCACTGGTCGAGCTAAGAAAAGAAGAGCTTGAGATAAAGGCGGCTGATGTAGAGCGTAAGGCTGATGAGGCGCAACAGCGTATTGATATTGAGCAGGAACGCCTAGATCGAAACATGGACATGGCAGATGATCGTTTGAAAACTCAGGTTGATATTGCTGACATGAAGAACGATACTGCGCAAGATAGGATTAATTTACAGCGTGAGGCCCAAATGGCCAAGACCGCAGAAAATATAGCCAAAGACTTTTTTGGGAGAAATTAAATGAGCAGCGTAAGACAGAAGCGCGCAGAAGTTCACAAAGCCGAAGCACGAGAAGCTGAGAGGTTAAGAGTCCAAGGTGGCGACATTAGTGAAAAAATTGAGAAACTGGTTGAGGAGGTTGAAGCAACCCCGATTCCAGAAGAAAAGGTAGAAGCCAAAGCTCCAGTTAAAAAGAAAGCCAAGAAAAAGGCTGCTCCAAAAGCTAAGGCTGCAAAGAAATCCACATAGGAGGATCGAATGAATCCAATCAAACGTCAGACCTCGTTTCCACAGCCTACAGTTTCTGATAGCAAGGTCAGTATAAAAGACCAAGGCACAGTTGATTTTGCCAAGACAGAAGACGTTGCCAACCCTGGCCCACCTAAGCCTTTTGGCGCGGGTGAGATGCGTGGTGGCGGTGCAGCAATACGAGGCAAGAAGTTCTCAGGTATATTTTAATTTATCATGAGAATTAACATACCAGGGCTAGGAATGATAAATGTTTCCGAGTTTGGCGATGCTGAAACCGGAATGATGAACGTGCCTGGTGTAGGCCAAATTCAAAATCAAATAGATCCATTCGCAGGTTATAGGGACAGAGAAGACGATGATGATGAGGACACTCCTCCAGTAGATTTTAAACAACCTTCTGAGTATTTGTCTGAACAGGAGATGCAAAACATCACAACTCCAAATCCATCATTATCTGAAGATCAGTTAAGGGTTTTGTACACCACTGGCTTGATGGATTTTGATGATGATTTTTTCACAGATGTAAAAGGAATATTTGGAGAGCCAGGACAAAGATATGGTCTTGGTGTTCCTCAAGATAGAATTGATGAGATTGCAGGAGAAATTAATTTTAGTAGCAATCAGCCTAAGCCTACTAATACAGAAGAAGAGTCTCCTGCGCCGACTCCTCCCCCTAAGCCTCCTCCGTCCTTTGAAGGTTATGTTCCTAGAAACATATTAGGCACATCGTTTGATCCAAAGGATTTGAGCGCGCATCAAAAAATGGTTCAAGATGCCAGGGATAGGTTAATTGTTCCTCCTGGGGAAAAAGTTCCAGACGGTGGGTATCTCACTTACAACAACCCCATACTTGGCAACAAACAAACCCAGTTTGGCGGTTATGGCCAGCCGATGCCAACTAAGCCATTGATGGATTATGCGGGGCTTTCATCCCCAATAACTTATTCAGTTCCTGATCCTGATCCAGACAAAGAACCTGGAGGACCGCCTCCACCACCCCCAGTAATTACATAAATGGATTCAGTCGCATTAGCTTCTTATATCAATAAGAAGCTTAAACAGTACGAACAAGGCCACATGGAGTATCTTGCTTCTGGTGGCGTAAAAGACATGGAGGAATACAAATTCGTCATGGGTGAGTTATCGATGCTTCGCACCCTGCGAGAAGACCTGCGAGAAGCATTGCACATACAAGGAGATGAAATCGATGAGTGAACCACAAGTGGACGCTCTCGCACAACCGTCTATAACAGACGCATACGTTAGCGAGGAAAGTCGGGTCTTAGACCCAGCCGTGTTAGATAAATCATTGATAGAAAGAATGCCAGAGCCTGCTGGATGGAGGATCTTAGTTCTTCCATACAAAGGTAAAGGCGTGACAGAAGGCGGTATACAGCTTCTGGAATCTACAGTGGATAAAGAAAATCTAGCTACTTCAGTTTGTTATGTCATTAAGGTAGGCCCACTGGCTTATCAGGATGACTCTAAGTTTGGTGGTATTCCATGGTGTAAAAAAGGTGACTGGGTTCTTATTGGAAGATACGCAGGAGCTCGTTTTGCCTTGGAAGATGATCACGAAGTTAGGATTATTAACGACGATGAAGTAATTGGAACAATCTTTGATCCAAATGATATTAAATCTGCATAGGTGAAAACATGGCTGAAGAAACATTAACTGAAGCTTTAGAAAAGCTGGATGACGAAAATATCAAAAGTGCTGCTCTTCCTGAATCAAGGAGGGTAGAAGAAGAAACATCTGAAGAAGTTGCAATCATTGACCTTGACGAAGATGACGTTAAGGACATTGAGCCAATTACGGAAGATGTTGTTAAAGAAGAGTTTGAACCCAAGCCAACTATTGATGAAGAAGAGATTTCTGAAACTGAAAAGAGAGCCAGAAAAGCTCAAGACAGAATTAATAAGGCAGTAGGTCAAGCTAAGGAATATCAGCGTAGAGAGTTGCAGGCTTTGCAATATGCAAAGGAATTGCAGGAAAAGAACCAACAACTTTCTAATCAACTACTTCAATCTCAAACCCAATCAACTGAACAGAACATGAAGCTTCAGGAAGGTTATAAGGATGAGTTTGAGAACAGAGTTGAGACTCAGGCCGCAGCAGCAAAGAAAGCGTTAAAGACTGCTTACGAGGCTGGTGATGCCGAGACCATGGCTGAAGCACAACAGATGTTAGCTCAAGCAGAAGCTGATAGAACTGCTTTGAATAGGTACAACCAGGAGCTTGAGGAGTATAAAACTCAATATCAAAACTGGTCTGAAGAACAAAAAGCGCAACAAGAACAACAAGCGCAGATGATTCAACAACCTATTCAACAACAACCCATTTACGAAGAACCATCTAACAAAGCTCAAAAATGGGCTGAAGACAACGAATGGTTTGGTGTAGATGAAGTCATGACAGACCAGGTAATGGCTATTCATAAAAGATTAGCCGCAAATCCTTCAATTGACTTGGAATCAGATGAATATTATTCTGAGTTAGATCAACGTATGAGGGAAGCATTTCCTCATAAGTTTAATAACGCGGGAGACAATGCAAACGTCCAAACAGTAGTCTCCGGTACGCGCACGACAGGAAGTGGACGCAATCAAAATAATCGTAGGATTGAATTGAGTCCTAGCGAACAGCAACTTGCTAAGAAGCTAGGAGTACCGTTCAAAGAATACGCAAAACAAAAGATGAGGTTAGAAAGATCATGAGCGAAGAAACAGGAAAAGGATCTAATAGAACACCAAGGAATGCTTCTTCTCGGTCCACAGAGACTGCAAGAAAACCATGGACACCACCTCAAGTCTTAGAGACTCCTGAACCCCCGCCTGGTATGAAGTATAGATGGGTAAGAACGTCTATAAGAGGCGAAGATGATAAAACCAATGTTCACATGAGATTCCGTGAGGGATACGAACCCGTGAAACCAGAAGAAGTTGTTGGGTATGAATTGCCTACAATTGAAGATGGTAAGCATGCAGGCACTGTTGGCGTTGGTGGTTTGATTCTTTGCAAGATTCCAGAAGAAACGGTGGCAGAAAGGAATGCTCACTTCGAGCGTCAAACAGAAAACCAAATGAAAGCGGTTGATAATGACTTGATGCGAGAAGAGAATCCTGCAATGCCTATCTCTAGGGATAGAAAAACGCAGGTTTCATTTGGGAGTCCTAAAGCGTAGCTTTGGACATTATTTTGATTATGTTTTACGGAGAATAAAAGATGGCTAATAATGATGCCGCTTTTGGGATGCGTCCAACCAGGATGATAGGCGGTGCGCCTTACACTGGTGGACAAAGCCGTTACAGAATCGCCGCAAACTATGACACAAATATCTTTCAGGGTGACATGGTTGCCCAGGTTACCGGAGGTGGTGTAGAAGTACACGCCGATGGTGGTACTGTGCCGATAGTTGGTGTATTCAACGGGTGTTCCTACACAGATCCCACAACTAGTGAGCAGGTTTTTAGTAATTACTATCCTGCTAGTACAAACGCTTCTGACATCATTGCATTTGTGATTGATGATCCGAATGTCGTTTATGAAATTCAAGCAGACGCAGCGTTCCCAGTTGCCGATTTGTTCGGTAATTTTGACATCGTCTATACTTCTTCTGGAAGCACCGTAACAGGTATTTCTGGAGCAGAGCTTGAAGTATCAACTGGTGCAACTACAGCAACTTTGCCTATAAAAGCGATTGATATCTCAACTGATCCTGAGAATTCAGACGTTGCTTCGGCAAATACAAATGTTTTAGTTGTGATTCAAAACTCAATATTCGGCCAGAAAAGCGCCGGGTTGGCTTAGGAGGTTAATTAGATGGCTATTTCAAGAGCACAATTAGCCAAAGAGCTAGAGCCTGGCCTCAATGCTTTATTTGGCATGGAGTATGCGCGTTATGAAAACGAGCATGCAGAGATTTTTGAAACTGAATCTTCAGACAGAGCGTTTGAAGAGGAAGTACTAATCGTTGGTTTCGGTAATGCTGAAGTCAAAACTGAAGGGCAGGGCGTGAACTACGACCAAGCTTCTGAAGGTTTTACTGCCAGATACACCCATGAAACCGTATCACTTGCATTTGCGCTTACAGAAGAGGCTGTAGAGGACAACCTTTATGACCGACTTGGCGCACGTTATACCAAGGCTTTGGCTAGAAGTATGGCGCACAGCAAGCAGGTTAAAGCTGCTAACGTATTGAACAATGCGTTTAGCTCAAGCTTTACTGGCGGTGACGGTGTTTCCCTGATCAACACAAGCCACCCACTAGCTGGTGGAGGCACGCTTGCTAATCGAGCATCTACAATGAGTGACCTTAATGAGACCTCATTAGAAAATGCTTTGATCAGCATTAGTACTTTTGTTGATGACAGAAACATGATCTTGGCTCTTCAGGGAACCAAGTTGATTGTTCCTCCTCAACTTCAGTTTGTTGCTGATCGATTGCTTGAAACACCTGGAAGGGTTGCTACAGCAGATAACGATATCAACGCTATCAGGAACATGGGTCTGCTACCGCAAGGTTATGCAGTCAACCATTTCTTGACAGACACTGATGCGTTTTTCATTCTGACTGACTGTCCTGATGGGTTTAAGCACTTTGAGCGTTCTCCAATATCAACCTCAATGGAAGGTGACTTTGATACTGGTAACGTGCGCTACAAAGCTAGAGAGCGATACAGTTTTGGATTCTCGAATCCACGCTGCGTATTCGGTTCTCAAGGAGCTTAAAGCAGATAGGGGGCTTTATGCCCCCTTTATTACTGGGATACACTAGCCCTAGCGACTGGCCCAGCAGACGCTTACGAAGACTCTAGGGCGAAACCTTTCGTAAGGAGGAAACCTGATGGCTCAGACAACTTTTACTGGCCCAATTCGATCCTTGTCTGGCGTTATTAGCGCAGGATACAACGGAGTTGTTAGCTTGACTGCTGATACCACTCTTACTGTCGCTGCCCACGCTGGAAGACCGTTACTTTGTAATGATGCAGATGGTAAGTTCACTCTTCCAAGCATTGTTGTAACGGAACCCACTGACAAGGGAGATCCCAACCAAACAGCCAATCTAGGAGCTCAGTTCACTTTTATAGTTGTAACTGCTGCTACTGACATGGATATTTTAACTGATGGCACTGACAAGTTTGTTGGTGGCATTTATACTGGTGTCGATGACGCAACAGGCAAGACCTTTATATCTGGCGCATCTAACGATGTTATTACCCAGAACGGCTCTACAAAAGGCGGTTTGGCAGGAAGCATCATACGAGTGACTGCAATAGCAAGTGCTAAATACGCAGTAGAAGGTTTGATACTAGGTTCTGGTACTTTAGTTACTCCTTTTGCTGACGCTTAATATAGGAGCAAATTGATATGGCTACTCGTATCACGGGCAACGATGTAAAAACTGCAACAGTTACGGCTGATGGAGCATTAGTGGATCACCCTTGCAGATTGCGAGGGTTGATCGTTGCTGGCGGTAGTTCTGATGGCTCTGTTATCTTTTATGATAACGCTAGTGCAGCCAGTGGAACTGCGTTATTAACTCTTGGAGTTAACGCCAACACCAACGAAACATTGAACATACCAGACCAGGGTGTCTTTGCTTCTAATGGTGTATTCGCAGATGTCACTAATGTGGATCGTGTAACTATCTTTTTTTCATAGGAAAAAATTATGGCGACATCAGGGTCTAGAGACTTTGAACCAGACGTTGCGGAGTACATAGAAGAAGCGTTTGAGCGGTGCGGTCTTGAGTATCGAACAGGATACGATGGCATCACCGCTCGGCGTTCTTTGAATCTGTTGTTTGCTGACTGGGCTAATAGAGGCTTGAATCAGTGGACGATTACCAATACGGCTACTACGTTATCCAAGTCTGATCAATTCATTGATCTAACAGCAACAACAATTGATGTGTTAGATGTCATTGTAAGAAGAACTGAAAACAACGAAACAACTGACATTCAAATGAATCAGATTGGAAGATCTGAGTATTGGAATATACCCAGCAAAGATACAGAAGCCAGGCCAACCCAGTGGTTCTTGGACAAACAAATAACTCCCAGGCTTTACATATGGCCTGCTTCCGAAAATAGTACTGATCAATTAATTATAAACCGATTGGTTAGGATTGAGGATGCAGATGCTGGTGCTAACACAGTGGACATGCCTTTTAGGTTTTACCCTTGTTTAGCTGCTGGATTGTCATATTACATAGCATTAAAGAAAGCTCCTGATCGAGTAACCATGCTCAAAGGATTCTATGAAGAAGAATTTGCTAGAGCAGCAGATCAAGATCAAAGCAGGGCATCACTTACGATATCTCCTGGTCTTAGATCCAGGATAGCCTAATGGCTTATGCTACAGGCAAACACTCACTTGCCATATGCGACAGATGTGGGTTCAGGTATAAGTACACTCAGTTAAGAAAAGAATGGACTGGATTCTTTGTTTGTTCTGAATGTTATGAGCCTAAAGAGCCTCAGCTTGATCCAGTTCCTCATGTTGCTGACCCAGAGGCATTACGCAATCCAAGAACACAAGTTCCTTCATCTCTTGTAGCTGGAGAAGGCGTTGTTAGAACCATCGATGCTAATTCGATGATGACTACAACTGGTGATAGTATTGGTTTTGCGTTTAGCATGGATGCATCTACAGGGGAAATAGGCACAGTAACGGTGGTAACAACATGAGTTTTACATTAGCTACTTTAAAAACGGCTGTAAAAGATTACTGCGAAACATCAGAAAGCACTTTCGATACACAGCTGACTACATTCATACAGGAAGCAGAAGAACGAATACTAAAGAATGTTGAGCTTCCAGACTTCAGAAAGAATGTAACTGGCACATCAACCGCGAGTAGCACTTACCTGTCTACTCCAAGCGATTTTCTTTCTCCTTACAGTTTGGCTGTAATATCAAGCAGTGTTTACAATTATCTGCTTTTCAAACATGTGTCGTTTGTCAGGGACTACACTCCTAATCCTGCAACAACAGGACTCCCAAAATATTATGCAGTGTTTGATGAAAACACTTTTATCCTGGCCCCAACTCCAGACAGTAACTACACCTTTGAATTACATTACAAGCACAGACCTGCATCACTAACCGCAGGGGCTGACAGCGGAACAACCTGGTTATCTACCAACGCACCTGATGCATTGTTGTATGGAACCCTGGTTGAGGCAGCTACCTTCTTAAAAGTTCCAGAAGAAGTTGCTCAGTACGAACAAAGGTTTGTTTCTGCAACAGCTGCATTGAAGAGGCTTGGAGAAGGTTACGGTGCTAGAGATGAATTCAGATATGACATTGCGAGATAAAATTAATTATGTTTGAAATAGCAGTTGAATCAAGAGCAGGAGATGTTGTGGTCAAGACAACAGAGAATCGAGGACTATCTCCTGAAGAGCTCGCAGAAAGAGCGGTAGAACAAATAGTTGGTATATCTGATTCTGTTGATCCTATTGTTAGGCAACAAGCAGAAGCTTTTAAGAGTCGCATTTATCATGTAATTTTAGGTATCATTAAACAAGCGATTAAAAGCGATAGAACAACGCTTATTAACGAATTTATTCAGCAAGGTCATTCAGACATTGCGGATATATTAAGGAGACTGTAATGGCTATTACGACAGCGATGTGTACTTCTTTTAAGTCTGAGTTGCTTCAAGGAATACACAATTTTCATAATGGTTCTGGTGGAGGAACGACTACCACAACAGGGACAGGCAATACGTTTAAAATTGCTTTGTATACTAGCAGTGCAACTTTGTCTGCATCTACTACTGCTTATGCAACGACTAACGAAGTATCTGGTACGGGATATACTGCTGGTGGTAATACGTTAACCAACGTAGACCCAACCACATCAGGAACTACAGCACTTACAGACTTTGCTGATACTACCTGGTCTAGTGCTTCAATTACTGCGAGAGGGGCATTGATTTACAATTCTTCTACCACGGCAGGAAGTGCAAACAGAGCAGTGTGTGCGCTAGATTTTGGCGCAGACAAGACATCCACTAGTGGAGACTTTGTAATTCAGTTTCCAGCAGCAGATGCTAGTAACGCGATCATAAGAATCGCATAGGATATAGTGTGTGGCTGATGTCAAGGTTGCCTTTGATGGATGGAATTCTTCCTCTCATGGATGGGGCGAAGGAACGTGGGGTAATGGCGAAGCAGTACCTGGAGCAACAGGGACTCTTGGCACAGTCTCGATTACGGCAGATGCGAATGTCAGCGTCACAGGCGTTGCAGGAACAGGGACTCTTGGATCGATTTCTGTATCCGCTGATGCGAATGTCAGTGTATCTGGCGTATCAGGCACTGGTACTCTTGGTTCAGTTACGGTCACAGGCACAGCAAATGTTAGCCCTACGGGCGTTGCAGGTACGGGAACGCTTGGGTCAGTTACAGTCTCAGCTGACGCAAGCACTTCGGTCACTGGTGTGGCGGGTACAGGGACTCTGGGATCAGTTACGGTTACGGGTGCGGCGACAGTCTCTGTCACAGGCGTGGCAGGAACATCAGGGATTGGAAGTGTCACAACAATCACAAGTAACACGATTGAGGTCCAAGCTCCGTCAGAAATGGTCGGAGGTATTGGGTCGGTTACGTTTGATGGCGATGCGAATGTTTCAGTCACAGGCGTGGAAGCAGCCTGCACAACGAGCGGCGTTAATGTTTGGGGGCTTATTGATGATAGCCAGACAGCGAATTGGGCAAGTATTGATGACAGCCAGACACCAGGCTGGTCAACTATTGATGACAGTCAAACACCAGATTGGAAAGAGGTAGCATAAATGGCAACTTACGTTAATGACCTACGTTTAAAAGAGATCGCCACTGGCGATGAATCGGGAACTTGGGGTACGAGTACAAATACAAATTTAGAGCTGATCGCAGAAAAATTTGGGACAGGATCGGAAGCTTTGTCTGATGCCTCTACCGCGACCCTTACTATGGCCGATGGAGCTTCCGATGCCTTCCGTTCTATGGCCCTAACCCTTACAGGTTCTCTTTCTCAGGCTTGTACAGTCACGTTAGCTCCAAATACTCTTTCTAACGTATGGGTGGTTCAAAACTCTGCTGGTAACACAGTTACACTAAGCCAAGGTACAGGCGCAAATGTGGTCATACCAAACGGCGGTATCCGCATGGTGGCTACGGATGGTGCTGGATCTGGCGCGGCGGTCACTGATGTACTCGATGTATTAGGCGGTACGGGCAACGTAGGGCTTGGTAGCGGTGCGTTTGGTACAGGGCTTACCACAGGTACAGATAACGTAGCAATAGGTGAAGCTGCTGGTGATGCGCTAACTACTGGTTCTGACAACACGTTTGTCGGTGATAATGCGGGTGGAGCAACAACTACGGCAGATAACAACACGGCAATAGGTTCCGGTGCGCTACTTGTAAACAGCACTGGTGGAGCTAATACGGCAGTTGGAAGTAGAGCATTAACTGCTAACACCACAGGCGCGTCGAATGTCGCTGTAGGAGACCAGTCGTTAGAAGCTTCATCGACGGGTGATTCAAACACTGCCGTGGGAAGACAAGCATTAGAAGCTAACACCACAGCTAGTAATAACACGGGCATAGGAAGAAGCGCGTTACTTGTAAACACCACAGGTGCAAACAATGTTGCGGTGGGAGCTTTTGCCTTAGACGCAAACAGCACTGGCGCATCGAATACGGCACTTGGATACAGAGCATTGGGTGCTAACACGACTGCTGCAAGTAACACGGCGGTTGGTAAAGACGCTCTTTTGTCTAATACGACAGGCACAGCAAATACTGCGGTTGGTCTTGGAGCTTTGGATGCGAATACCACAGCCGATAACAACACTGCCCTTGGCTATGCTGCACTGCTTTCAAACACCACAGGTTCAAACAATGTTGCCGTTGGTTATGCCGCACTTGATGCAAACACCACAGGCACAGATAATAACGCTTTGGGATCATCTGCATTATCTGCTAACACCACTGGTGGAGACAACAACGCTTTTGGCAAGCAAGTTTTAACAGCCAACACGACAGGTTCAGGCAATACAGCTATGGGCCATGCCGCTCTCGATGCTAACACCACCGCAGATAACAACACTGCGTTTGGAAAGATTGCGCTAACAGATAACACTACAGGCCATTCAAATGTCGCAATTGGTGTTGCTTCATTAGATGATAATACTACGGGCACAGGTAATGTAGGCGTTGGCATGAACTCATTAGGGCAAAATACAACAGCTTCAGGTAATACTGCTGTTGGTGACGAGGCATTAGCCTCTAACACTACAGGCACTGGTCTTGTTGCGGTTGGCAAGGATGCTTTGAAGACTAACGCCACCACAAATAACAACACGGCAGTAGGTTTTGATGCTTTAACGGCCAATACAGCTAATCAAAACACTGCGGTGGGTTCTCAGGCACTAATAACTAACAGTACGGGTGCAAACAACACGGCTGTGGGCATGAATTCATTGTTTTCCAACTCTACAGCAGCGAATAATACCGCTGTGGGTTATGGCTCGATGGAAAATAACACTACTGGTGCAGATAACGTAGCTTTTGGATCAGAGGCACTAAAGCAAAACACCACGGGATCAAATAACACAGCTATTGGAAGAGCAGCATTAGACGGAAACACAACAGCGTCAGACAACATTGCTATCGGGCTTGATGCTTTAGGCGGGTCAAACACTTCAGCTAATAACGTAGCAGTTGGCAGCGGGGCTATGGCATCTAATACTAGCGGTAGTGGAGTTGCTGTTGGTAAAGATGTCCTAAGCCAACAATCAACAGGTAGCTCTAACACCGGAGTCGGTTTTAAAGCTCTTGAGCAACTGACAACGGGAACAGGTAGCGTTGCAGTGGGAGGTGCTGCTGCGGATGCCGTAACAACAGGAAATTATACAACAGCTATTGGTTATGCTGCTGGCACAGCTTTGACAACGGCAGACAATAACACGTTAGTCGGCGCAGGAGCTGGCGAAAATATGGTGGGAGCAAACAATGTTGCCATAGGTTTCAGAGCGCATACCGCCGATGGAGGTGCAAGTGCAGCAAACAATGTTGCCATAGGTGTAGATGCCATGAGATTTATAGTAGGAGGCGGTAACAATGTTGTAATTGGACTAGAAGCTGGCGAACAAATGACTGGAGCCGAAGAAAATGTTGCGATTGGCTATCAGGCAATGGATAGTGCCACTACAGCAAATGAATGTATTGTCATAGGAGATCGTTCTGACGTTTCTGCTGTAGATCGCAGCAGAGAAATTGTAATTGGCCCGTCATTAACAGGTGCAGGGCAAAATACTTTTGCGTTTGGAAAAAGCAGTATTGGAAGAGTTTATAATAGCTTTGCGACAGACAATAGTTGGACAAGAGACTCTGACGAAAGATTAAAGACAAATATAAAAGATGATTCATTAGGGTTATCTTTTATTGACGCTTTGCGAACAGTGACTTTTCAATGGAAACCTAATAACGAATTGCCTGAAACATTTGACGCTTATCAAGAAACAAACGAAAAGGATACAACAACTGTAATTCACGGAATGGTTGCTCAAGAAGTTAAAGCTGCTTTAGATAGTGCTGGTGTAAGCACTTTCAATGGGTGGAAAGAGTCACTAGACGGTGTACAGGGGTTGAGTTCAGAAGCGTTTATTTTCCCATTAATTAAGGCTGTTCAAGAGCTTTCCGCGGAAATTAAAAAACTTAAAGGAGAATAGTTGTGGCTATCAAAAAAACTTTAATTGAAGCAATTCCTGCCAGTGAAGATGGCAAAGTTGTTCGTTGGAGTCTTACAATGAAGTACGAGCAGGGTACTGAGGGTAAAAAGGATTATTACACGAATGATAAACGCAAAACTATTCATGCTTCTGAAACAAACCCAGATGGTTCAACTACAAATAACTTTACCGCAAAAGCTGAAGGCGAATGGACTAGGAAAGAACTAGAAGATCTTTGCCCAATTGCTCAATGGGATGAAGTATTTGCTAGTCAATACGACTCAGTAATTACGAACCCAGCTAAAGACCTTGTTCCTAATAATGAGTTTACGATTCCTAGCTAATGCAGCCGCAACAATACAATTTTCATACGCTGCCAGCGGTATTTATGCTGGAAGCACAGCTATCTGAAAACATGGTAGGTACGCTTAACGATTACCTTGATAAGCTAATGGTAGATCAGGAACGTAAAAGCCATGCGGGTACGCTAGTGGGTCAGATAGCTCACGGACAACAGCTTACAATGGATCACCATTGTGAAGAGCTGAAAGACTTTAACTGGACAATTCAGGGCTTGGCAATGGACTATGTAAAACAGTTTTGTGCTGCGTCTGGTAATCCACTAAAAGGTAAAAGAGAGGTGCTCACTGATGAGCTTTGGTCTGTTCATTCTTATGCTGGGGATTATAATCCCATACACGATCATGGTACTAAAACTATTATGGGAGTCTCCTGCACAACCTGGACAAAAGTACCACAACAAATCCTAGATCAGCCTACAGCGGGAAGTCCTGAATACAGCTTGTATAACTCTAGTGGTAATGCGGATGGTTGCCTGGCATTTAGTTATGGGCGCAATAGTTTATTGGATGTAGAGCGTTTAGCTCCTCCACAAAGTTTTGTAATTAAGCCAGAAGTCGGAAAGTTCTTGATGTTTCCTAGCTGGCTAACACACATGGTTTACCCCTTTGAGGGCGATGGAGAACGGCGCACTGTCGCTGCAAATTTAAACGTATGGAAGGTAGCAGAAGATGGAACAAGACACTAAAGAAGTTGTAGATGCAGAGGTTGGAGAAGAAGCTGAAGTTGCTCAATTACCTGTTAATCCTGAAATGTTGACTGCTCGTATGGATGAGCTTCGAGAAGAGATTGGGCAGATTACCAACGTAATTAATGCGAACCAAAAGCAACTAGATACTTATGTAGCGGCGTTTAACTGGTACTCACAGCAGCTAGAAGCAGCTAATGCGGAGCAACAGTAATGGATTTTGTTCTTAATATAATATCTGTAGTAACGGGTATTGTATGTGCGGCATCGATTATATGCAGCCTTACTCCTACGCCTAAAGATGATGCGTTGATTGGACGGCTATATAAGATCGTTGAGATTGCAGCTTTGAATATAGGTAAGGCAAAAGAAGGATCTACAACCAACCCGATTAAATTTGTAAAGAGGTCAGATTGATGGCTGAACTAACCAACGCACAAAAGCGCAAGCTTATTAAAGAGTTGAAAGGAGCAAGCAAATTACACCTAGCTCAAGCAAAAAAAATAGAAAAAACTCTGCAAAAAAAGAAAAAGTGAGTTCGGACTCTCAAGAGGCTTTAAGCGAAATTAAAGCGCATCAAAGAGAATGTGCTGTACGATATGAAAATATCGAAAAACGCTTGGATGAAGGATCTGAAAAGTTCAAGAAGCTTGAGATGATGATATGGGGTGTTTACCCCTTCATGGTGGCAACAATAGTGGCCGCAAAGTTTTTATGAATGAAAGGCACAATACTAGCTTTTATGTTGGTCACAGTTATAGAGGGCAACGTAGCGCAAGGTTCAGATCAAATGTTGTTTCGAGACATTCATCGTTGTCAACAGTTTGCATACTGGATAGAACATAATTGCAGAGATGTCCGTTGTAGAGGTGGCATCAAACAACACAACATAACCGCTTATTGCAAGCCAGTAATGGCGGCATCTAATCAAAAGTTTTGGGATTAGTTATGGCTAAGAAGTTACAAGAAAATTCAGTTTGGGCTAAATACGATATTGACCAGGATGGTACGGTTAGTGATGAAGAACTTGAACGTGCCACACAAATGATTGAACTAGATCTCCGAGAAGAAAAACAAGATTCCCAGCGCCGAATTGCTTGGGTTGCTATGTCTTCAATGGTTTTGTATTCGTTGTTACCTCTTTTGCCCTTTGTTCCAGAAGCTCGCCTTTCAACCTTGTCCTCGCTTAGTGATATGTTGTTCCTTAGCCAGGCCAGCATCATAGGTCTATACTTCGGCGCTACGGCCTATATGTCTCGTAAACCGTAGAGGTTTACCATGATTATAGAATCAGTCGCCGCCGCCGGTGCAATACTTAGCACCATCAGCACCGCTATCAACAAACTGAACGAGGTTGGCGATGGGGCCGCGAAAGCAGTTGAGTTGATGCAAGGGTTTTCTGACGCTCTTGATGCTTTTGAGCGTGAGAAGAAAGACTCGGTTATTAACAACCTTAGTTCACAGGAGCTTCTAAAATTGGAGTCAATCAAACATAGACGTGATCAATGGGAAAAATCACTGCATGATATGTTAGTTATTCATGACCCAGCGTTGCTCCAGAGATGGGACGATGCTAAAGCTAGACAAAAAGCTAACCATAAACGACAAATGGAAGCGATTAAAGCCAGGGCTGCTGCCAGAAAGAAGATGATTAGGCAGATATGGTTAATCATGGGGGTAACCGCCATAGGGTTACTTTGTGCATTTATACTAATCGGAGGGATCATACTGATTTTTAAGTGATGGATATAGGAGCAACAAGTCCGGTAAATGACATTTCTTGGCGACAAGCAGCCGAAATACGTTATCAAAAACTTATGGAGTCTACGAATCGTGAAGAACGGAGACAAAGAATAGAGCAGCTTAATACTACGTTATACATAGCAAAGAATGGTAAAGTAGAGATGCAACGCACTAGAGCGTCAAACAACATTAACTTCTTGGTGTAGTGATGGGCTTTAAACTAAGTGCAGGATTAGGACTAGCTTTACTGCTTTTAGCAGGTTCATTCAAGATGTATTACGATAAAACTCAAGCTGAAATAGAATCATTTCATTTGCAACTTGAACGGTCGATTCAAAACCAAAAGATGCTTGAAGGAACCATTGAGCAACAAAACGATAACCTAAAAGAAACTATTCAAAACCATGACCTTTTGCTTTCCCAAGTAGAAAGACTTCAAAAAGAAAACATGATGGCTCAAAACGAGGTCACAGATATCAGAAAAAAGTTCTCACGGCATTCCATGGATGTGTTGTCCATCAGGAAGCCAAAGTTGATAGAGAATATTATCAATCGTGGTACGAAGTCAGTACTCAATGATCTTAAAGTTATTACCGATGAAGCGCAGTTCGATGAAGATATTATTATTTCTAACTCTACTTCTAGTTAGCGGCTGCTCTATACTAGGTTCAAGTCGGGACATTCCTGAAGTAAATCCTGTAGAAGTGGTAACGGTAGTAAAGAAAGCGCCTACCTATCATCCCCCATTGCCTAATCAAATAGATCCTGTTCCAGTAGAGTGGACCGTGTTAAACCCAGAACTTATGCAAGAATATCTTGATGACCTAAACGAAGGAAACGCGCCAACCAATGCGTGGTATGCGTTGACAACAAAGGGATACGAAAACCTTTCTACCAATATGGCTGAAGTAAAAAGGTATTTGCGTCAAGTGTTGAGTATTTTAAAATATTACCGCGAATTAGATGACCAGGAGACTGAGACTAATGAGTGACAAATTAAAAGAAATGCTTAGAAGGCATGAGGGTGTTAAAAACTTTGTGTATCTATGCAGTGAGGGATACGAAACGATAGGCGTAGGCCGCAATATCGCAGATTCTGGTTTGGGCCTTTCTGATGATGAGGTTGATTACCTGCTAGATAACGATATCAAGCGTGTCAAAGAAGAACTCTCTGATGAATACTATTGGTTTGGTGGGCTTAATGAGGCAAGACAGCACGCCATGATAGACATGTCGTTTAATCTTGGTCAGACCAGGTTGCGAGGATTCAAGAAAGCTTTAGACGCTATGGCTACCGAAGATTATGAGCGTGCAGCTGATGAGTTCATGGACAGTAGGTGGGCAGAACAAGTAAAAAGTCGAGCGCCTGAAGTTACTGAAATGATAAGAACAGGAGAATATCAGTAATGGCTCTTCAAAAGTTTTTGTTTAATCCTGGCATAAATAAAGAAGGAACCGATTACACCGCAGAGGGTGGTTGGTTTGACGGTAACCTAGTCAGGTTTCGCAAAGGCTTTGCTGAAAAAATAGGCGGTTGGACAAAGGTCATTCAGACTTCTTACAACGGCACAGGCAGAAAGCTATTAGGCTGGGTTGATCTGGCTGGTACAAAGCTTCTTGGTCTTGGCACGCGAACCAAGCTTTATATACAGGAAGGCACAAACTTCAATGACATTACACCGATTCGCAGTACCACTAGTGCGGGAGATGTAACATTTGCAGCGACTAATGGATCAAGCACATTAACTGTCACTGATACTGCTCATGGTGCTGCACAAGGAGATTTCGTTACTTTCAGCGGGGCAGCATCACTGGGAGGTAATGTCGTAGCAGCGGTTATAAACCAAGAGTACGAGATAGCAACTGTACCTTCTACCAGCACTTACACCATTACCGCAAAAGATACGAGTGGCGCAACAGTAACTGCAAATGCTAGTGATAGCGGCAATGGTGGAGGGTCTACTGTTGGCGCTTATCAGATCAGTGTTGGTCTTGATGTATTTGTTGATGGCACAGGTTGGGGCACTGGAACTTGGGGTGGTGGAACTTGGGGTTCTACCAGCTCGCTTAGTAACCTAAATCAGTTAAGGCTTTGGTCTATGGATAGCTTTGGGGAAGACTTGATTGCCAACGTCCGTGCGGGTGGTGTTTATTACTGGGACACTAGCGCAAAAACTCTTGGTACAGACAGAGCCGTTGCATTGAGTGCATTGACAGGTGCTAACCTTACCCCAACAAAAGGATTGCAAGTGCTGGTGTCTGATGTAGATCGACACGTTATTGTCTTGGGCGCTGACCCAATCAGTGGTGGTTCTCGATCTGGTTCAATTGATCCATTGTTAATCGCTTTTTCTGATCAAGAAAATGCCGCAGAGTGGGAGCCTAGATCAGACAACACAGCTGGTTCTTTGCGTTGTTCCGCAGGATCAGAAATCATTGGAGGACTTAGAGCCAGACAAGAAACATTGGTTTGGACTGATGTTGCTCTTTATAGTTTGCAGTTTGTTGGAACGCCGTTGACTTTTGGATTAAATTTAATTAACGAAGGCGTTAGTTTGATTGGTCCTAATGCCGCAATCAACACGCCATCTGGGGTGTTCTGGATGGATAAGAAAGGATTCTATAACTATACAGGAGCCGTATCTCCGGTCCCATGTAGTGTTCATTCGTATGTGTTTGATGACTTGGAAGAGGGTCAGGCATATCAGTTCTTTGCTTTCTTAAACAAACAGTTTAATGAAGTCGGTTGGTTTTATTGTTCTTCTGGAACAACCTCAATTGATCGATATGTCACTTATAACTACGTTGAACAATCATGGGCCATTGGACAACTAGAAAGAACAGCCTGGTTAGATGAAGGTATTGTTGCCTTCCCAAGAGCCGCTGGCAAATCAAACTCTACTCCTTATCTTTATCAGCATGAGACAGGTAATGATGATGATGGATCTCCAATGGACAACGTGTTCATCGAGTCTGCTGACTTCGATATAGGTGATGGAGAAGAGTTTCAGTTTATTAAGCGCATGATTCCTGATGTTAAATTCACAGGTAGCGGAGGCACTGGGCAACAGATCAATGTTGTTTTAAAAGAACGAAACTATCCTGGTGATTCTTTATCAACAGATCAAACCACAAGCTTTACTGCATCTACTACCAAAATAGACATGAGAGCTAGAGCTCGACAAGCTGTGGTTAGATTTGAATCAGATGATGATGCTACCGTTGGTGTAAGACAAGGAGTTGGATTTAGAGTTGGTGGCACTCGACTTGATATCAGGCCGAATGGTAGAAGATGAGCAAGCTTTTACAGGGCAGATTACCATTTGAAACAGATCAGGTTGTTGCTGCTGGCACATACAATAAGACAGTAAGGCTTCTTGAATTAAGCCTTGATGCGTTTGATCCAGACAAAACGCCTCAGTTTACTGCATCAGAATTAGATGAACTTAAATTCCAAGCTGGTGATATCATATGGAATAGTTCAATTGGCAACCTACAGGTTTGGAGTGGGACTGCATGGATTTATATTACTGACCCAGAGACATCTGGGTTAAGTGGGACTGGGCAGGTAGGCACGGTTCAGGTAATTACAAATGGTTCAATAGTGGTGAGTTTATGACGAAGTTATGTGCAAGAGGTAAAGCAGCAGCTAAACGTAAATTTGATGTATACCCAAGTGCTTATGCAAATGCTTACGCAAGTAAGATTTGTGCAGGAAAGATCAAAGATCCTTCTGGCGTAAAGCGTAAAGACTTTAAAGGGCCAAAACCAAAATCCCTCAAGGGCGGTGGTTTTGTTGCTAAACGGGCCAGGATTATAGGTCTGACATGAGTCTAAAAGAATGGTTTGGTAAAGGATCAAAAGGCGATTGGGTTGATATAGGAGCGCCTAAGAAAGATGGCAAGTTTCAAGCGTGTGGCAGATCTTCAACCAAAGGTTCTAAAAGGAAATACCCTAAGTGTGTGCCTCGATCAAAAGCTAAATCCATGACAGCATCTGAACGCACAAGTGCAGTAAAAAGAAAAAGGTCAAAAGCTCAAGGAGTAGGTGGCAAGCCTACTAATGTAAAGACTTTTGCCAAAAATGGCGGCTTAATTAGTAAAAGAAATCATCGAGGGTGTGGCGCTGTAATGCCAGATCGGAGAAAAAAGACAAGGTATAGCTGATGTTTAGACGTTATGCACAAGAATTTAATGGCGGTGGAGCAGTTCGTAAGCGCGATAAGATGCCAAAGCGCAATAAAAAGAACTTTCGACCTACCGAGCAAGGCGCTGGCATGACAGAAGCTGGAGTCGCAGCATACCGAAGAAAAAACCCTGGTAGCAAGCTACAGACAGCTGTGACTGGTAAAGTTAAGAAAGGCAGTAAAGATGCTAAGAGAAGAAAATCTTTTTGCGCAAGATCAGCAGGCCAGATGAAGAAGTTTCCTAAAGCTGCTAAAGATCCTAATTCTAGGTTACGACAGGCTAGAAGACGTTGGAAGTGTTAGGTTATTTCAATATACTAAAAGTTATTTTTCCTAATTTATAGGGTGGAATATTTGTAATGGGTAAGTACCAAGACGAATTGAGACTTGACATACAGGAAAGTCAAAAAGCGCAAAGAGATGTAACCAGAAGAGCTTTAGAAGAGTTTGAGCGAACTGGTGGCTTTACTCGACCTCCCGCATTACGAGATGTTCTCCCAGGTATTAAAGAAAACCCAACAGGCTTTCTTCCTCAAGGGCAAAGATCAAGCATTCAGATGATGAATTACCAAGGGATGCCTGGGCAAATGTATGCAAATGCTCCTGATGTAGCGCCTGGTACAAAATTCGGAACTGATTTATATCCACCCCCACCTCCTTATCAACCTCCAGTAGTTGTTACACCTCCACCAGATGACCCAGGAGAAACTATACCTCCTGATGATGTTGGCGGGATGGACCCAGATTTTGATGAACTAGAAATAATTAACGCATCAAGAAAAGAACAAGGGCTTCCTCCATTTAAAACAATGGATGATTTTTATGATTACATTGCAGACATAAACGAAGGTGGTCCTGCTGGAAATTTGCCTTTTATGAGTGAAGGTGGCGTTATGTCATTGCCTCAAGGATTTGCTGGTGGAGGAGGCGCTGGAGGTGTAGGCAAATCAGAAGAAAAAAGACAACAGGAGGAAGTTGAAGAACAAATTGGCAGAAATCTTTTTGGAGGCATAGGAAATTTATTTAGAAATATTGGTATAGGCAGAGCAGGAAGAATGCAGCGCAGAGCTGATAGAAGAGCGATGCGACAACAGCGCAGGGCTGATAGAAGAGCGATGCGATCTAATCAACCTATGGTTATGCCTTCCTCTGGCCAACCTCAACCGCCAAGTTCTGCCCCTGCACAACAAGAGCCAATTGGAAGAAAGCAGCGCAGGGCTAATCGAAGACAAAAAATTAAAAATATATTTAATGTTTTTCCTGATGCAAAGCAGGAAATCCTTGATCAAATAATTCCAAACGAATCTAACAGCGAATTAATTAGGCAGGCTAAAAGATACGCGCCATATATTGGAGCTCCATATCAATCTGCGGTTAGAGATATAAGATCCCTCATTAGAAGACAAAGATTTGGAGCTGGACCAAGTGGACAACCAGGAACAATAAAAAGTGCAGGTCCGACCATAGATTTTGGTCGTTATGCTGATGGCGGGATTGCGCAGTTACCTGTAGAAATGAGTTTCGGTGGCGTAATGCAAGGCATAGGTAAAGGTCTTGGCGCTCTTTCAGAAGGCATGAATTCAGGAAGTTCTTCTGGTTTTGATGATGTTAATGAAGAAGACATTGAAAACATGACAAGAGAAGAACTGATTGAATACATAAAGTCCGGTAAAGCAAAGAAAAAAGGAAGCGGTCTTGGGGCTGATTTAAGAACCATTGGCTCTGGTATAAAAGATATTTTTGCAGGGGGCGCTGGAGCGCCAACTGCCGCAGCTGACGGTGGACTGATGTACCTTGCTCAAGGAGATATGGTTGAAGATTTTCCTAGAGTAAACGGGCCTATCTCTGGGCCAGGAACAGAAACATCTGATGATATACCAGCCATGCTAAGTGATGGTGAGTTTGTCGTTAACGCAAAAGCAGTTAGAGGTATTGGTAAATTAAAAGGCGCTAATAAAAGCAAAGCTGACCAAAGGCGGGAAGGCGCAAGAATGATGTACGCATTGCAACGTGCTGGTGAACAGGCAATTAGGAGAGCGTAATGGGTATTTTTGATAGTGGAACTG